TTTAAAGGTAATCCAATTATCCTATTTAACCATGACTATAATCGACCAATAGGTCGTGCTACTTCATTAGAAGTAAACGATAAAGGTCTCGAGCTGGGAGCTAGAATTTCTAAGTCAGCTGGAGATGTAAAAGAACTAATCAAAGATGGCGTACTTGGAGCATTTTCCGTGGGTTTCCGAGTCAAGGACGCTGATTATCTAAAGGAAACTGACGGTTATAAGATAAAGGACGCTGAACTATTTGAAGTGTCTGTTGTAAGTGTACCTTGCAACCAGACTGCAATGTTCTCGATTGCAAAATCATTCGATTCTCAATCAGAATATGATGAATGGAAAGCAGAATTTTCGAAAGAAACTAAACAGGCTCATGATATGGAAGCAGTAAAAACTGACGAAATTGATGCGCCACAAGCCGTGGGTAAAACCACTCAACAGGAGAGACATATGTCTACAGAAAAAACTACTCCAAATGCTGAGTTAGACTTAAAAGCATTCGCGGAAGAGGTGGCAAAATCAACTGCTGCTAAAATCGCAATGCAACAAGCAGAACAAAAAGCAAAAGAAGTAAGCGAAGCTGAAGAAAAAGCTGTAAAACTGGAAACAGAAGCAGTAGAAAAAGAAGCTGAGCAAGAAAAAGTTAAAACTATTGTCAAAGCTGGCATGTCAGGAGCTGAACAGCTCATTAGTGACGTTGAAAAACGCGTTGCAGAAAGACATGGCGACTTAGAGTCAGTAGTAAATGAACTACAAAAAGATCTATCAGAAAAGAAAGAAGAGATTAACGCTATGCGTGAGTCAAAAAGACAATTTTCAGATAGAGGTAACAGCGACTGGGCAAAAGCCTTCCAAAGCGACATTGATGACGCTTGGGTTATGGGTTTAGCTACAGGAAAAGGCTGGAATACTAATATGGCTTCAGATGTCATGCAGAAAGTTAACGCGCATTCAGGCGTTGGCGTTTCATCAGCTGATTTTGAGCAAACAGTATCAACAAATATTGAAAGAGATATTCAATTAGAGCTTGTATTAGCACCGTTATTTAGAGAAATCCAAATGACTTCAGCTACACAAATCTTACCAATCATGCCAGATGCAGGGTATGCTGAATTTACAGCTAACCAAGTAGCTTCTGGATCTTCACCTCATGGAAACTTAGAGGAAAGAGGAGACACAGTTGATGGTACATATTCTGGTATTGATATGACTGAAAGAACTCTATCAACCAAAAAGCTTATTTCACAATCATACTTAGGTAATGAAACTGAAGAAGATGCAATCCTACCGATTCTTCCTTTAATTAGAGAATCTATCGTTAGGTCTCATGCAAGAGGTATTGAAAACGCACTACTATTGGGTAACCATGCAGACGGTGTTTACGGTACATCTGGAGCAGCATTTGAAGGTCTAGTCACTATGGCTGGGGCTAACAAAACTCAATCCAGTACTGCATTCGCATCTGAGTCTTTAACAGCTTCTATGTTGTTAAATGCTAGAAAGCAAATGGGCAAATGGGGAATGAATCCTAGAGATGTTATTTACATCGTGAATTCAACAACGTAGTTGGCAACCTGGCAACAAAACTAAGTGGTGAAATCGGAGAAGTCTTCGGCTCAAAAGTAATCGTATGTGACGAGTTTAAAACTCCAGCAGTCGGCAAATTCTTCGGACTTGCTGTTAATCCGAAAAACTTTGTAATGCCTAGATTAAGAGGTGTTACTATTGAGTCTGACTACGAAGTAGCAAACCAAAGAAGAGTATTAGTCGCTTCGCAAAGACTAGGGTTTACAGACCTTATCGATGCTTCAACAGCGTGTCATACACTTCAGTACAAAGCTAGTTAATAGCTTTACTATCTTGTGGGAGTTTATTCTCCCACAAGACTTTTTTAAGGAAAACATATGGCAGATTTAGTTACATTACAACAATACAAAGATTTTGCAGGACTAAAAAGTCTCGAGCATGACGCACGTATTAATGTAGTAATCGATAGTGTTTCCCAACTTGTTAAAAGTTATTGCGGAAGTTCTTTAATAGACTATGCAAGTACTAATAAAGTTGAATATAAAAATATAAAAGATTCCACAGTAGAAACTATAATACTAGATGAATCTCCTTTGATACAGGTAGTATCCGTTGAAGAAAGAACAAGTCAAGCTGACGCATATGTTACACTAATTACAGAAAATTCTGACAGTAGTGGTAAATATGAATATATTATTGATAGTGAATCCGATAGCGTAACAAGAACAAATAGCACGGGAACTAAATATTGGCCTCGTGGAATGAAATCTGTAAAGATTACATATAAAGCAGGGTATGTAAATACCCCTGAAGATTTAAAACTAGCAGTATTTGATTTGATTAAGTACTATATGAAAGATGAAAGAAAAGAGAGAATGTCTATATCAGGAGCAAGTGTAGAAAATGCACTATCTTCTAGCTTAAGCGGTAATATAGGATTTCCAGACCATATTAAGCGTATACTTGATATGTATAAGATATATAGCTAGTGTCCATAAAAAACGTTCAAGAACGTCTTAATAAGATTCATGAGCTAACTATTGGAGATGGAAAAGCTACCGGTGACAGAAAAGTCATGCGAGGCTTAAGAAAACTACTAAATAGAGCAGAAACTCAAATAGTAATAGATACAGATATTTTTTCCACACAGTTAAGTCAATCTTACCAAAGAAGAAAAGGAAAAGCTCCTAGTAAGAATATAAGTGAAAAGTATAAAGAACTAACTAAAGAACTAATTAGGGACTGGAAAGACGAAATAAAAAACAATAAAGACGATTATGAAATAGAATCTTCTACTCAAACTAAATTAACATTTTTAATAAAAGAAGGTTTAAACAGAAGAAAAACTCCTAGAGATAATTATGCATTATTTAGAAGAGTAAATCAGAGACTGGTACTTGCTTTAATAAAGCTACCTAGGTATAATCAATTATTTCATGGAAGAAGTAAAACTGCAAGTGGTAGAAAAAGACAGATATTTGATGTAGGGCATGTATACTCAGTAACAGAAAAAGGAAGAGCAGGACTTGCAGCTGGATTAGCAGAAGAACAATTAACAGGCGAAGATGGGCAAGAACTAACTGAAAAAGATTTTGAAAGTGTAGACCAATATAATCAATTAAAATCTTTTAAATCAAAATTAGGATTAAAGTCAGAAGAAGTACTAAAAGTAACTACTAAAGGCGGCTTAAAATTAAATAATAGAATCTTCTTACAATTAGAATCAGATACAGGAAATAGAAAAAAATCAGCAGCAGATAAACAAGCTGGACTTAATGTAAAAAAGGTTATTCAAGAAATATTAAGTAAAGAATACACTAAACCTACTTCTGCTTCAGTAACAGCCAATAGCCCAGGCTCAGATACCCCTATGGATATGATAGGTACTATGATTGTTAATACTCCTACTAAAAGAAAAATGTATGGTAAGGGTAAAGCCAAAAATAATACTAAATACAAAAAAGCTCCAAAAAGTGTAAATAAAACAAGCAAGGCATCAAGAACAACAGAAGTGCCAACAGAAAGAGCAATAGTATATGCAGCTGGAATAACACCAGA